TTTTCACGATATTCTTCTTCACTTTCAAACTCAACACTTTCGGCAAGTGAAGCGAGTTTCTCTTTCTGAGTCTGTGCAAGACCTTCAGAGACTTGATCTAAGATTCCTTCTGCAACCGACTCTGCGAGACGCTTGTTTAGGGAAACATTTTTCTCAATTTGCTCGTTGAGTTTTGTCTCCATTTCATCAAGTTTTTCTACCATGCTCTCAAGAACATCATATTTATCTTCAGGGATTGATACATAATGTGCTTCAAAAAGATCCTTCATACCTGAGAGGAAACTCTCAGTTACTTCGGTCTTAAGTGCGTGTTCGATGACTAGTGCGTTCTCAGTGAACCACTCATCTGAAACATACTCAAGGTATGAATCAACACGCTGAGATAGTGCTTCTTTAATTTCTTCTACCTCTTCAGTCAGAGCAGCTTCATACTGCTCTTCAAGTTGCTCTTTAATTTGGGCAACTTTCGAGTTAATTGCTGCTTCAAAAATTAGTAGAGCTCTTTCTTTAAATTCTTCAGAAAGTTCTTCTCCACCTAGAAGAGCATTTACATCTTCTTCTAGATTATACTCTTCTTCAACAACTTCCTCTTCTTCCTCTTCGCCCTCTTCTTCCTCTTCGCCCTCTTCTACTTCCTCAAGATCCTCTTCTTCTACTTCTTCAGCTTCTGCAAGAATCTCTTCATCTTCGAGTTCTTCCTCTTCCTTCATACCCTTCATCGCTTCTGCAGGCTTTGCACCCTTGTTTACAACATCTCTAACTTGCTTGAGTGTTGCACCTGGAGTCTTCAGCTTTGCTGAATCATCATCGGTCTTATAATTTTCTGGGGTAGGACCACCTAAGTCTTCCCAAGAACCAGTTTGACCTGCTGGAAGATTCCCTGAAAGGGTTGGCATAGCCTCTGCTGCTTTTGCACCGGCATTAACAGCAGTTTTGGATGGTTTAGTGCCTACTTCCATTTCTTGTAATTGATTGCCACGAGACATTTGAACTCTCCGATTTTCCTGTATAAAATCTATATTTATTTATAAATTAATAAATTACAATGAATTTAAAAACTCATTGAATAGAGAAAGCTTATATTCTTCAAGAATATTTTGATCAACTAAGGTGTTGATTCTTCTCTGTGTATTCTCTGCTAGTTTTTCACGAAGAATACCACCATCCCAAATCCACTCCTTACCTTCCATAATTCCCTGAACAAAAGCATCAGGTGCTGAAGGGTCGGCAACGATATCTGCAGCAGTTGCAAGCATGAAATCTTCACCAACTTCAGTAAAACCTTCTTTTGTTGGTCTTACTGATCCAATACCACGAGAAGAAACGCCAAGAGTTACACCCTCTTTAAGCAGTGATTCTGCAATTTTACCCATAGGGGTTGAGAGAATCTGAGCCTTGCCGATAAAATTATTACCTTCTTTTTGAAGAGAAACAATTTTATGTGATACTCGATCAAGGTTTACAGTTGGTCCATCTGGGTGACCAAGTTCACCTAGAGCACGACCTTTATCAACGTACTGCTCAGTGTAACGCTTTACTTCCCTTTCCATTACAGGCATACGATACATTCTACCGTTTCTGTTTACAACTTCAGTTTGTAGGAAAGGTCCTTGAATATAAAGAGTTTTCTTACCATTAATTGTTTCGGTAAGAACTTGTACTGCTTCGATTTCTTCTCTGATAAGTTTCATTTTTTTAATTGGTAAATCCTACTTTTGCTGCTTTAATTGCTGAAGATGTCCAAATAACATCAGTTGGAAATTTCTCTAAAAATTCAACTGAATTCGCTGGCATAGAAAAATAATTAGTAGTTGCTGCACCAACAACTGTGGAAACTCCAACAGTAACAATACCTGCAGTATTATTGTGAATTCTTACGCAAGTAGCACTACCAATACTTGTAGCAGTACCAGCAGAAGTTGCTGTGGTAACTTCAGATTCAGATATTCTTGTCCTTTGCATTGGTAAAGATATATTATTAGTTATTTATAATTACTCTTCTTCAGAATCAGTAGAATCTCCAAAAATAGTAGATGCTACCTGAGGACGAAAATTATCAATCTTTTCTGCAGATTTTGCAAAAAGGAGTTCTTTGATTTTGTCACTAATTTGAGATGGAGATTCGTCAGTGACAATCATATCTAAAAGTTCTTCCATTTTAGTTCAATTAATAATTAACTGTTGTATTTATATCTCACCACCTTTGGGTAGTTCTGGTGCTTCAGTTGCTTTTCCCTGAGAATCTAGATTTGGTTCCATAACTGGTGCTCCCAAATCCATCTGCGCTGAAGTATCCATAGGCATACCAGTTTGTGGATCTACTGGTTGACTTGGATCGGGAATAATTCCATCCTTAATTTCTTTCTTAATTAATGCATCTTGCTCAACAATTTCTTCATCAGTTTGACGAAGAACATGTCTTCTGAGATAATCCTGAGAGAAATATTTTCCAACATATGGTTCAGCAGCTGCAACCATAGTCAGTCTTTCATTCAATAGTTCTGCATCTTTTAACTCTGCAAAATGATTGTCATACAGGAAGTCATATTGAATGTGCTCACTCATCAATTCCCAATCTTCTGGTGTGATGATATTTTTGAGAATAAGTTGAGTTTTTAGCATATCATTAAACATATTTGAGAATCTTTTTCTCAAACGTCCGACAAACTTGCTGAATTTCAATTCATCTCTGAGAATCTCAGATGAGCGACCAAGATTAAATCCACCTTCTCCATCCATTCTTGATGGTGGAACATTTAGAGAACGATAAAGTTTTTTCTTAAAGTATTCAATATCAGTAATTTCTCCAAGATTTTGTCCACCTGGAAGAGTAGAAATTTCAGTTCCTCTTCCACCTTCACGGCGAGGAAGCCAGAAGTCTTCAAGCATCGCCATATATTTTTTGTCATCACGAATTTCACCTGTATTTGCATCGTAAACTAACTTGTTACGATAGCGCATCATAACATCACGGAGATATTGTTCAGCTTTAATTTTTGGAAGATTACCTACATCAATATAGAAAATTCTACGCTCTGGAGCACGAGACAATCTGTAAATAACAAGCGAATCTTCAATCATTCTCAATTGATTGAGAGACTTGATTGCTTTGTGGAGATATGAAAGTGTATGACCTTTGTTTCTATCAACAAGTCCAGAGGTACAATATGTGATTGCGTCCTTAGCAATCTTAATACCTTGACTTGCTCCAGTTTGTGCTGGATTTGCTGATGGATAAATTGTTCTTGGATTGTAGATAAAATACTCTTCAATATCTGGGAAATCATAATCCATTGGATTATCGACGGTAATATTTTGAAGTGTATTCAATCTATCTGCTTGTTTTTTCTTTTGCTGCCTCACAAAACGCATTTTAGATGCGTCAATATAGCGAAGTTCTTTTAATCCCTCTTGAGGATTTTTTAAATCAATAACTTTGTGATAGTATAATCTACCATCAACGTACCAATTTCTATAAATTTCGTGACATTTTTTGTCAAAGTCTAAAAGATCAAGGATATACTTAAACTCTTGGCGAATTATTTTTTTAATTCCGTCGCTGGCATTTAAATTTGAAAGTTCTATCGAAACTGGTGTATCATTCGTATCGGATACAATAGCTTCATTTACAATATCTTCAATAGCACTATCAACCTCTGGGTGAAGTGCCATCTCACGATATCTTTTAATAAGTTCAAACTCTGTTCTATATACTCCTTCTATGTCTACATAAGAACCAAAAAACCCACTACTTGCATAATGTTCAACCCCATCCTCATTATTAGCTGGGATGGGGGAAACAGTAGTGGGTGATAATGGTTCAGTGTCCTCAATAGAGAACCCAAATAATTTTGCCATAATTTATTAATAGGTTGATCTTTAGACTATTTATTAACCGTTTGGTCCGCCAGCTCCGACAAAGGTAAATGACTGAACTTGGAACTCTACAGTAAATTCTTCAATTGTGTCTGAAGAATCATATGAAAGATCAATTTGAGATACATTAGTTGGGAAGATATCAACAAATTCATACTCTTTCAAAACAGCATTAGCGTTTCCGCTGTTGTCTTGGCTGCTTGCTTGTGATCCTCTTCCTAACTGATAGACCTTTGCATTTGTCATATATGCAGATGGATCAGTAGCACCGATGTTTGTGGTTAAATCTGCAATTAGATTTGACCACTCTTCAAATGCATTTCTAAGTAAGAACCCTTCATCGTTGATGATTGTTACTGTCCAAGTATCAATAGTTCTATCACCAGCAACTTTAAAAATTCTTCCTCTAAATGGCACATCGATTGATGCAACATTTTGAGCAGGAAGTGCTGCTGCTTTGCACATGAATCTGAAATTATCCGCATCCCAGTTGATACCGTTTGGTAGAGTTGTCATTTCTACCTCAAACAGATTGGGGCGGGCACCGCCCCCGACAAGTGCTGACTTAAACTGAGAAATTGTCTTGTTTTCTCTTGTTGATGCCATGATTTTTGTCCTCCTTTAGTTATTTAGATTAATGAATCAAACTCTACCGACTACTTCTTCAAAACTTACGCCCGTGCGTGTAGCAACAAAAGTAAGAGTTACGTAGTTAATAGATTTCGTTGGCTTCAGGAAAATGTCTGCACGGAACTCATTATTATCGATAACATCAGGAGTATTGTTTGTGGTATCGCAAACAACAAGGAATCCATAGAGACCCCTCTTTGCCTGAACATCGCGGAGATATGGTTCAACGATGTTTCTAAAGTTTGCTCTTGTCAATTCATCGTTAAGTTCAAAGAGTTGAGCCTCTGCTGCCTTCTGAAGTGCCTGCTCAATAGTTAAGAACAAACGACGAACGTTAATTCTATCAAATGCAGATGCATATCCTAGTGCAGTCTTGTCTCCAAATAGAAGTGTTCCGATGCCAGGTTGAGTGACAATCGAGTTAATTCTCAGTGGATAGAGTTTATCTCTTTGAGTTTTGGTTGGGTTGTATGCAAGTTTAATCGCATTATTCAGAATTCCTCTTTGCTGTCCAGCAGGTGAGAACCATGGATATGCAACAACGTTTGTTCTGCACATCAGTCCAGCAACGTCAGCGTTACATGGAATATATCTGAACTGGTTATTAAATCTATCATAGGTGTACTTGTAACCAGAATCAAATACTGCGTATGATGAAGAAGCTAGAGGGCTGAAGTAGTTAATTAGATTATTAGTTTGAGTTGTTGTGTTGCTAACGTTAACCAAGTTTCCTCTGTGAGGTCCAATTGTAGCGACACAATCTTTTCTTGAATTTGCGAGAGAAATTAGGTAGTTTGCCTTTGCTTGCGAATCTCCCTCTGCACCAAGTCCTGGTCCCATGATGAGGTAATCAACTTGAACTTCATCTTTATTCTGGAAATATCCATATCCAGTTATAAGGTCTGATAGTTCAGCCTTCATTCCACCATTTGCAGAGTAATCAACACCAGCACCGAGTGTGTATGAGGTGTTGCCAATTGAAGTAAAGGTTACACCTTGTGCATTTTGTCCCCAGAGACGATCTGAAAGTGCAATTGGATTGAACGATGCAGCGGCAACCCCACTGTAGGTTGTGAATCCAACTGCTACTGGGATTGTGTTGTGATAGGTATCAACAGCACTTGATGGATTTCCGCCAGCATAAATGTACTGTGAGAAATCTGCAAGATACTGTTCGTACCAAATCTTTTGTGGAGAATTTACATTAGAGATTGCATCTTTTGCCTTAGACAAGCTGACATGTCTCTCAAGAATATTACCCTTGATTCCCGTAACAGTTCCGTTGTCATCTACAACTACGATGTGAAGAGCATCATTTTTGCCCTGTCTGTCAGTAACATAAACGTTTGAGATTGGTTTAGGAGCAATCTCTTTCCAATATGTTAGTGAGTTGACTAGACCTAGAGTTTGATTATCATACCAGTCAGAAACTGATCTTGGAGTATATGCGCTACTTGCAGAAAGACCAGTATTAACACCAACACTATTGACGAAGAACAGTGAGTCTGCTGTATCAAATGAAGCAAAGGCAGTTCCCTCTGCATAATTAATTTGAGTTTCTGTGCTGCCAGCGCCAGAAGTTTCTACTCTAGAAACAATCTTAACATCAATTGTACTATTTCCACTGACTGTATCTGTAGATACGCCAGTAATAATTCCCTTTAGATATCCATTAAAGAATGCTGTAGTTCCAGTTGATACTGATGGAACTACGACATTTGCAAGAGCTGCTGTAACACCAGCACCAATAGTTGCTCCAGCGGTAGAAAGGTTAGTTGTTGTAATACCAATTATCTGGTCTGCCTTATCATCAATAAAGCAAACTTTTAATCCATTACCCCAAGAACCTGGAGTTTTTGCTGCATAAGTGAAGTTAGTTGCTTCAGCATGATTATTAATATAATCATCATAGTTGTCGATGCGGCTATTGCCAGTCATCGTAGCATTTGCTGCGTTAACACCAGCATTCGCGTTTGCTAAGGTGCTTCCTGCAACTCTAACTACTTTTAGAACTCCTCCGTATGAGAGGTATGATGATGCACTCATCCAGTATTCGTACTGTGCATCTGTTGAAAGTGGCTTACCGAATACGTTGATTAGGTCTGCCTCAGTCGAGATGTCGATTGGATAATTAACAGGTCCAATTTCAAATGGTCCAGCGATGGCACCAATATTATCTAAAACATTATCAGCTCTTCCTACTGTTAAATCAACCTCTCTGACGAGTACGCCTGGAGATAATTGAGGAGTCGCCATTTTTTTCTCCGTGAAGTCTCAGTTTATCTAAAAAATATTTATTAAAAAGTTACTTTACAGAGGGGAAATGTGACGTGAATATCTACCAATCTGGATATTCCCAAGTATATGATTTTTTTGAACTTTTATTTGAATTGGCAATTCTTTTTATTGTGCATTCTTTGCATTCATATGAATAAGAGGATGCTACAGGACCTCTATCTTTTCTTGTTCTATAAAAATCTTCCACTAGATTTTTCATCTCTCCACAAACTCTACATTTTCTATCAGAAAGCAATAAATGACCTAATTTTATTTGCTTATCTAATTCCATCATCCATATTCCCACATGTATGCCATATCACCATATTCATCGGTAAACCATCTATCTCCACTTTGGTCAACAAAACTAACATCATCTGTACCATCAACAATAAATCCAAACGGAGACATATCCTGTTCTATTTGATTCTTTTGCTCTTCATATAGTCTCTTTCGGATGTCTTGATCTGTAAGTTCTTTAAAGTAGTCTTGTGCGACCAACCAGGCGTATATTACGAGGCACATAGCTAAGTCATCATTACAACCTTCTTCTGCTTCGAATGAGTTGTGCTTAGAAATAAAAGTAGTCAGTTCAGAAATTATTTCATAATCTTTAAATAATAACTTATCACTTTCTATCATAGTCTTTAGATTTAAAGACCCAACTTTTTTTACTGTCTTAGACATCTTAACGCCAAGTTGAGTTTTCTTTCCAGAAAATCCTTGACCAACAATTTGACCTGCTCTACCTCTCATAGAGCACATTAAAACGTTTTGATATTCCAAGTCATAGTGAAGTAACGATGCTACTTGATCTCCAATATCATTTACTTCACATAGAATATATGCACCATTATAATTTTTTGCTACTTCATATATGATATTTGGAAATAGCATGGGTTTGATTTCATTATTTCTATATTTTGCTACTACTGAATGTGGAAATGAAGTTATATCAACAACGACAAAAGCAGAATAATCTTCACTAACTCCTCTAGCTACGTCAACTGTAATTACATAGCCATGATTTTCTTTTACTAGTTCATAAACATCTAATCCAGCATTTCTTTGTATAGGATTTTCATAAACAAAACTCTTCAATTTACTTGGTGCAATTAGAGTATCTACAGAACCAAGAAATTCACACTCAAACTCAATTTTGAATTGTTGTTCAGAAGTATTTGCGATAGTTTGTTTTTTCCATTCCTCATCTCTTCCTGGTACTTCACTCCAGTGAACATCTGTTGGAACATATTCATTTCTACCTTTCTCAGCATCATGCCACATTCGGTAGAAATGATTCATACCATGTGGTGTAGAAACGATGATTACCTTTGTGCTTTTACCAGAAGTAATAGTAGGATAAACAGATGCAAAGAACGAGTCTGCAATATGGTTTGGAACGAAAGCAAATTCGTCGAGGAAGAGGATATTAAACGACATGCCTCGGACAGCACTTGCAGACGTAGAAGCAGCCAGAATCTTTGATCCATTTTCTAATTCAATATTTCCTTTGTTCCAAACTAGAATCCCTTGTTGCATCCACTTTGGCAAGTTTTCATATGCAGTTGCCAATCTTGCTAAAAGTTCTCTAGCAGTTGATGCCTTGTTCGCCAGTATACCGATGTTTACACTATCGTTAAAAATTGCATAATGAAGTAAATAAGACACAACAGTGGTTGATTTACCAGTCTGTCGCGGCATTTTACAAATATTAAATCTATTACTATGGAAGTTATTGATAAGTCTTTCTTGAAAGTGATAAGGATGAAACTGTGTCAATCCTTCATCAAGAGAAACAATCTTAATATAATTGTTTGCAAAATAGACGGGATCATCTTTACATTTTACAAATTCAATAACTTGTTCCTGAGTAAACTCAATTGGAGTATTTGCTTTTTTTAGTAATGGATTACCAAGATATACGTCACTCATATTTTCACCTTAATAAATTTCTCTCCACTGAAGTGATGCTGCAACTTGGGCGGCAGCACCAACACTAGTTGATACTGTTCTTACAATAATTGCGTAAATTTCTGAATTTGTTGAGTCAATATTTTGAACAATAATGTTTTTCTTTGCTGATGTAAGTGCCCCAGATGCAACTGGAGACAATGAGTTCTGAGATGCTCCTGATGG